TTTTTTTTTCAAGCAGAAGACGGCATACGAGATTGGTCAGTGACTGGAGTTCAGACGTGTGCTCTTCCGATCTATCGTCAAAATCAAAAGGCTCGGCTGAACCTGTAGAAAAGTTTTGGACAGTCCCAAAGCATTTTACAAACATACAATCTAGTCCAAAATGTTTGCAATATATCAAAGATAATAATTGCTACAAAGCTTACTTAGAAGGTTTAGTAACTATTCATTTTGACCCTAGGAAAGATAGGGCAGTTTTCGTTGTTAAGGATAGGGATGAACCTGTATCTGCTGTAGGTCGCAGCCTAAATCCCATTGTTATGCCTAAGTGGTTTAACTATAATAAAAATAATGTGCCTTTCACTTGTGGTCACAGTGATACTGCAGTTATTGTAGAGGATTGTGCATCTGCTTGTGCAGTTAGCTTTCTCTATACTGGAGTTGCTTTATTAGGAACTACAATTAAGGAAGAATATTCTTACTATGTAAGTCAAAGATTTAAAAAAGTTATTATAGCTTTGGACAGAGACGCAACTAAAAAGGCATTTGATTTGAGTAAGGAATTAAGGTATCTTATAGATACAGAAGTAAAAGTCTTAGAAGAAGACTTAAAATATTTAAATAGTACAAAGATTAAGGAGTTATTTAATGTCACTTGAAACTAGAGTAATTAGGTTTTGTCTCAATCGTTCTTTTTTTGAAGAAAATAAAAAAAGAATTAAGAAAGAAACATTCACTAATGGACTGGCAGAAGTCTATGATGTGATTAAAGATACCTATACAAAACATTCTGATGTAGAAAATCTTTCTATAGATGAAGTTAAGGATGCTTATTTTAATATATATAAACCTGCATCAACAACTGCACATACACAAAAGATGTCGGCTATCTTAGATAAGATAGAAGAAGACAAAACAGAGTACAATGAAGAGATTGTAGCTGAAACTTTAAAAACTATACGCATACAAGAACAAGCTAAAAAACTTATTGAAGAAGCTAACGGTGTATGGAATGGTACTGAAAAGTCCCTAACACGTGTTAGGAAGGTTATAGAAGATTTTGATGAAGATGCTGATGTAGAAGATACAGATGAACTTAAACCTGCAACCAATGATATTGATGAAATGCTAGAGGCAGTTTCTCTTACACAGAAATGGAAATTTAATATTAAAACTTTATCAGATAGAATTAATGGTATAGGTGAGGGTAATTTTATGATTGCTTTTGCTAGACCTGAAACAGGTAAGACAGCTTTTTGGGTAAGCTTGGTAGCAGGATACGAAGGATTTGCTCATCAAGGTGCTAAGGTACATTGTTTTATTAATGAGGAACCTGCTGTTAGAACTCAATTAAGATTAGTTTGTGCATGGACAGATATGCATACAAATGAAATCCAAGAGGACAGAGCAACAGCTAAAGAAGATTGGAATAAGGTTAAAGACAAAATTGTTTGCCATGACTCTGTAGACTATAGCCTTACAGCTTTGGATAAGTACTGTGCAGATAACAAACCTGATATCATAGTTGTTGACCAATTAGATAAGATAAATGTTGAAGGTACTTTTGCAAGAACAGATGAAAGACTTAAGGCTATTTACTTAGGTGCTAGAGAGATAGCAAAAAGAAGAAACATTTGTGTTATAGGAATATCTCAAGCTAACGCAGAGGCAGAAGGTAAAACAAATTTATCTTTTGATATGATGGAAAATAGTAGAACGGGTAAAGCAGCCGAAGCTGATTTAATTATTGGTATTGGTAAAGCCCATGATGAAGGTGATAGTCCTAATTTTATGAGGCATTTAAATGTCCTTAAAAACAAAATAACAGGTTGGCATGGTATTATTACTTCAATAATTATACCTAGTAAATCGAGGTACACAGAATGACAAAGATAACAGTATTTGACGTAGAGACTACTCAAGAGGGTGCTAATGGTAGTCCTAATCCTTACTACCCTGAGAATAAATTAATATCTATAGGCATTGATGAACAGTATTTATTTTTTTGGCATCCTGATTTAGATGATATTGATGTTGCTAAAAATAAAAAAATAGTACAAGGCATCTTAGATAAGACAGATATACTTATAGGACATAATATAAAATTTGATTTATCTTGGATATATTCTTGTGGATTTACCTACACTGGTAAAATTTATGATACAATGAATGCAGAATATCTTTTAGCTAGAGGCCAAAGACAAAGAGTATCTTTAGCTGAATGTTGTTCTAGAAGAAACTTAGTTACTAAGGCTTCTTCAGTTATAGATACATACACAAGTCAAGGAATGACATTTAAGGATATACCACCCAAAGATATAGAATTCTATGGTAGAAGAGATGTAGAATGTACAAGACAATTATTTAATAGTCAGTGCAATGACTTTTCTAGACCTGCCAATAAGGGTTTAACTGCTACTGTCAGAATGATGAATAAGTTTACTTATGTTTTAACAAAAATGGAAATGAATGGAATTAATATAGACACAGATATATTACAGGATGTTAAAGAGGAATTTGAAAAAGAACGTAAGCATTTAAGAGTGTCTATAGACAATACCATTTGGGATGTTATGGGAGACACTAAGATAAATCCTGCTAGTACGGAACAGTTATCTTGGTTAATTTATGGTATTAAAATTACAAACAAAAAGAAATGGTCAGAATTATTTAATGTAGGAATTAATAAATCTACAGGTAAAGCTAAAAGAAGACCTAGAATGTCTTTAGCAGACTTTAATAAAATTCTAAAAAAATATACAAAGCCTATTTATAAAACTAAATCACAGCAATGTCCTACCTGTCATGGTAGTGGTAAAATACAGAAACTTAAAGTTGATGGCTTACCCTATAAGAATTTATCCAAGTGTGATACTTGTATGGGAGATGGTTATTTATATAACGAAACAAAAGAAAGAGCAGGTTTCGGAGTTAACTTAAAAACTATAATAGAGAATTTTTCAAGAGACTCTAAAGATACTTCTACTCGCTTAGTTAATTTGGCATCTGAAGGAGGATTTAAAACTGATAAAATAACTCTTATGACTATATCTAAGTATAGTAAAAATGGTATTGTGGACTTTATAGATAATGTTACAAAGTTTAGTGCAGTAGAAACTTATCTATCTACATTTGTAGAAGGTATGGGAAACTTTGTAGGCTGGGATTCAATACTACATCCTAGGTTTATGCAAACTGCTACAAGAACAGGGAGACTTTCTAGTAAAGACCCAAACTTTCAAAATCAACCAAGGGCTAAAACATTTCCTATTAGAAAAGTTATTAATTCAAGGTTTGAGAATGGAAAGATAATGGAAATAGATTACGCACAATTAGAATTTAGAACTGCAGTTTTTCTTGCTCAAGATAAACAAGGCATGAAAGATATTGCAGATGGAGTGGATGTACATCAATTTACTGCAGACATTATAGGTGTATCTAGACAGGAAGCAAAGGCACATACTTTTAAGCCTTTGTATGGAGGCTTGAGTGGTACAGATAATGAAAAAAAGTATTACACAGAATTTCTTACTAAGTATAAACAAATTAAGGAATGGCACGATAAACTAGAGTATGATGCCATAGCCACTAAACTAATTACATTACCTACAGGAAGACAATATAGTTTCCCTGATGCAAAAAGAATGCCTTGGGGTAGTTCTAACTATTCTACTCAAGTTAAGAATTATCCAGTTCAAGGATTTGCAACAGCAGATATTGTTCCTATAGCTTGTATAAATGCCCATGAACTTATGGAAGAGCATAAAGTAAAGAGTCTACTTATTAATACTGTGCATGACAGTATAGTAGCAGATATATATCCGGGTGAAGAAAAACTTGTTGCTAATCTATTAGCTAAGGCTATGCTAGGGGTCAAAGAGAGTATGAAAAGTACTTATAATATTGACTTTAATGTGCCTTTAGACATCGAGATAAAAATAGGTGTTAATTGGCTTGACATGGATGTGTTAAAAATATAACTTATCCACAATAACTAATAAAGGAGGTCATTTATGATGACTAATGATATAAGCGTAAGTAAGATGACAGATTCAGAGATTATGTCTGCAATAGGACAAACTCTAGAAACAAATAGACCTATTCTGTCTAGGTTAACTATTAATAGGGATGCAGAAGATGACGATGGTAACAGATTACCCTCAGGTCATTATTGTATTTATCATCCTGAACTAGAAAAAAATGTATATGGAGAAAGTGTAGAATTTAGACCCTTCTATACTGCATATCAGTACATGGCATACAATCCCTCTGAAAGAAAATATTCTTCTCGTTCTATAATTTTTAGAAACTGGAAAGAAGAAATTATTGACTCTCAAGGTACTAATCGTTGTGGTAAATTAACTGAAGCACAAAAACTTAATATTACAGATGCAGAAAAAGAATTGCAGAAAAATATTAAGTGTTATAAAATGACATATGGTACTGTATCTTTTAAAGGTAAGACTGCAGAGGGAGAAGAAGTTGATATTAAAAACTTCCCTGTCCTTTGGAGAAATACAGGAAGTAATTATAATATTGTTAACGAAGCATTTACTGGCTTAACTAATCTAGGTAAACCTATGTTTAAATATACTTTATCCTTAGGTACCGAAAAAAGAAAAGCAGGTTCAAATCGTTTTTCTGTTTCAACTTATAGTATTAATAAAGATAAAGAATTACCTTTTACAGAAAGTGATGAAAAGATATTGCAGAACTTCCTTAATATTATAGGCACTGAAAACCAAGGAGTTAAAAAGCAATTTGATAATTTCAAATCTCAAGAAGTCAGTGATGGTGAAGCAGCTAAAATTATAGAGCAATTAGCCTAGTTGTGAATTTACTACTTATAAAAATACAAGAATTATTAGCCCGTTCCTCTGTGGAGCGGGTTGATGTGTCCGAAGATATTATAGAACAGTTTGGAGAGGACTGTAAAACTGCTTTTAGAAAACAATTTACTGAACAGCGTAGTAAAGAATTTTCTATAAGAATGTCTAGTATAGGAAAACCTCTCTGTCAATTACAGATGGAAAAAAGAAAGACTTCATCTGAATCCCCACCTTATAATTTTAAAATGAGAGTTCTTTTTGGAGACTTAATAGAAGCTGCAGCCATAGGAATTATGAAAGCAGCAGGAATTAAAATTCAATCAGAGCAACAAAAAGTTAATAACAAAATAGCTGATACAAAAATTCAAGGCACATATGACGTAGAGATAGATGGTAAAATTTACGATATCAAAAGTGCATCTCCTTGGGCTTATGACAATAAGTTTGCTAAGGGTTTTCATAACGTAGAAGAAGAGGATAGTTTTGGTTATGTAGTTCAAGGTTCTCTTTATTCAGACTCTGCTAAAAAACCTTTTGGTGGATGGATTGTTATAAATAAATCTACTGGAGAATGGCAGGTAGTAGAGACACCTACCTATAATGAAGATTATAAAAAGAAAGCATTACAAACTGCAGAAGATAATATTAATGCATTAGTTAATGATAAACCTTTTGAAAGATGCTTTGAGGATATACCTGAAACATTTAATAAAGTAAGCACAGGCAACAGAGTACTTAGTAGTATATGTGGTTTTTGCTCCTATAAAAAAGCTTGTTGGGGAAATGATTTACAATATTTGCCACAGCAACAATCTAAAGCCAAGTCACCTAGATGGCAATGGTACACTAAAGTTGTAAATCCAAAGGAGAAAACAGATGAACGAAGATGATTTAAAAAGTAGAGGACCTATAATATATATTACACCTGTTAAAGGTAAAGAAGGTTCCTTTATGTGCAGTATGAAAAAAAATGATAACGTATCTGAAGATGAGTCTGTTTGTGAGACTATAGCTATGGGTATGATGAAACTAGCTTTAACGGACCCTAGTTATATATATGATTTAGGATTAGAGGCTATGGAAGAAGAAGAAGCCCTTAATACAGAAATTAACACTACTCAAAAAAAGATTGTAGCTACTAATGGTAAAGATGATAATGCTAAAATAGTAGATATATTAGATTATATTAAGTTTAAATCTGAAGATGGAAAGTTAAACTAATGGATAAAGATAACTTTAATAAATCTAAAGATATTAAAACACTTAAAAAGTTTGATTTAGATTTACAGTATGGGCAAATGCGTGAACAGAAAGTTCACGATATGTTCTTTAATAAAAAATTTGAGATTAAGTCTGAGAGAAATTGGTGGAAAAAGACAGGTAACATAGCTATTGAAATAGAATGCTATGATAAACCTAGTGGGATATCAACAACTGAGGCTGATTATTGGATGCACATCTTAACTGATGGCGATGAAGAATATGGCATTCTAATATTTAAAACATCTACTATTAAAAAATTAGTAGAAAAATATAAAAACAAAGCTATTTATGGTGGTGACCATAAAAAATCTAAATTTGTATTAGTGCCTTTAAAGAAATTATTTGTCATGGAGAACGTAACAAATGAAGGATAAAATCAACCCTTACTATTATAAAAATGGTTCTATTGAAGTGTGTGATTTTATTGTAGATAAAAATCTAAATTACTGTCAAGGTAATATTGTAAAATACTTAGTGAGATATCCATTTAAAAATGGACTCGAAGATTTATACAAATGCAGATGGTATTTAGATAAATTAATACGAGAAGAAGAGTCTAATAATGCTAAAACTAACTAGGAGGTTATATGAAAAACTATATAATTAATGGACAAGAGGTACAAAATTTATTGAGGTATTTGTTTACAAGACCTTATGGAGAAGTAATTAAATTAATAGAGATACTAGGACAGCTTAGAATGCTAGATGAAAAAATAGATGCCGATTTCCTATCAAAAAAACAACAAAAAAAATAGTAACTTAGCTACTATTAATATTTCTATTGAGAAATCAGGAGAGTTAAGGATGGATATTAATTATATCAAACCTGCTCATTTATTAGAGGCCCTTAAGAACAAGCATCCTGACTATGAAAATGCTGTTCTGTTATCTAGTATTCTGTATGATGTGATTGGAAGTTATGAAACTATGTATGATAAGATTAAAGAGACTATAGCTATGAGTTAGAAAGCTAATGAACGTACCTCATCACTTAAAGTTCTTGCCCTATTAGGAGTTTGCCTATACCAACGTGAGTTTATCATCTCGTTTGCAGCATCTGCCCACAGACCATCTTGCATATGTTTAACCATATTTTTAAATTTAGATACACCTGCAAAACCCATTTGAAAAATCATTTCACATATAATTCCTTGTACTTTTAGAGGTACATTTAAATCATTTTCTACACAAAACTTTTCCATTAAGTTCCAAGCTTTTTCAAAATCATCATCAAATATTTTATCCCACCCTTCTCTATTCTTGGGAGGTATTTCCCCTGCTAACATTTTATGACCATAGCCCCCTGTTTTGAATCCCAAGGTATCAATATAAGTATCTAATTTATATCCTTCATGTTCTTTAATTCTTTTTTTAAGTGCATCTTTAATTATATCTGACATATTATCTCCTATGTTATTTATCTGAGTTAACTTTCTTCACCTTGTCGAAACTTCGAATTCCTGCCATTCCTAATAGAGCCATGACAAGAG